AGGATCTGAAACGCGACTTTTACGATGAGCTGGACGCGCTGCAGGACTCGCTGGCCGATGTGTACCGGGTCGGGTTTGAGCTGGATCTGCTGCTGGCCGGCGTGAATCCGCTGGACCATGCCTTTGCGGTACAGTTCGCTGAGCGCCGCACGGAGACGCCCACCCAGGCCACGGATCGGGCGCTGAAGGTGCAGGCCACCGGCGCCAGCCACCGCACGGTCTGGGAGATCGCGAATCTGGACCCGGATCAGGAGTTGTCCCGACGCGCCGACGAGGCCGGCAGTAATGATCCCTATCCCGATCCGGGCAACATCGGCGGTGGTGGCGTCCGGATCACGCCTGGGAATGGGCGCAAGGGCGATTCCGCCACGACGATCGCGGCCCGCTGATGTCCAGGTCTCAGCCAGAGCTGACGCCGGCGCAGGCGCGCGCGTGGCCAGGTCGATCGCCGGAACGCGGTCGATATCTCGAGGCCCTGGAGCAACGCCAGCGTGATGAGATGGCGCCGCAGATCGACCGCGATCAGGCGGATGACGACATGGACCGCGTCCGCAAGAGCTGGTGGCGGCGCTGGCATCCTGACGCGGCGGACGATTGATGCCGCTGGCGCTGGCTGAGAATCCGCGGACGGCCAAGAAGGCCGCGATCAAACGCGCCTCGCGGGCCGCGCGGGCCTCCATGCATCGGCTGGATCGGCAGGCCCGGGCGGAGGTCACGGCGCTGTATCAGCGGGCGCGTGACGATCTGGCGGCCAGGATCGGCCAGTTCGCCGGTCAGGATGGCTCGCTCAGGCTCTCTGTCATGCAGGACCTGGTGGGGCAGGTGGATCAGATCCTGGTGCAGATGGCGAACACGCGCAACCAGGCCCTGGATGAGCAGCTGCGGCAGGCCGCCACGCTTGGCATCGAGCCGCTGACGGGGCTCGAGGCCGGGATCAGCACGACGCTGTCGCAGGTGGCGGACGAGGCGGTGCGGTTTGTGCATCAGTTCGTGGCCGCGGATGGCCTGCAGCTATCGGATCGCATATGGCGGATCGACAATCACGCCCGGCAGGTGGTCGGGGATGCGATCCAGTCACATATTATCCAGGGCCATTCCGCCAGCCAGGCGGCGCAGGAGTTCCTGGCCCAGGGGATCGCGGTGCCTCGCGATGTGGCCGGCAAGGTTGGCATGGCGCAGGCGGCCACCGTGGCGCAGGCGGCTGTCAGGGCGCTGATGGAGACGGAGGGCAGCCCGTATGACAATGCCCTGCGGCTGTTCCGGACCGAGATCAACCGCGCCCATGGCGAGGCCTACATGCGCGGCGCGGAACAGCACCCGGACGTGCTGGGGTTCAAGTATTTGCTGAGCCCGAGGCATCCCAGGCCGGATATCTGCGATATGCACGCCTCGGTCAACCGCTACGGGCTGGGTCCGGGGGTGTATCCGTCCAGGGCAAAGACCCCGTGGCCGGCGCATCCGAACACGCTGTCCTTCGTGGTAGTGGTGTTCCGTGACGAGGTGACCGCAGCCGACCGGGCCGGCAAGCAGGACCGGATAGCCTGGCTGAAGGCGCAGCCACCAGGGATCCAGGAGGGTGTTCTGGCGAGCCGCAAGAAGCGGATCGCGCTGGAGAAGGGCGTGCTGGTCGAGAACGAGATCGCCACGCCGTGGTCCGTGCTGAAAAAGCGCTATCAGCGCCGCGGCCTGGATACGGATAGCTGGCAGGTGACCCCGGATGTGCCGCCCGTCGTGCAGCCGCCGGCATTCCAGGTGCCGGCAGGCACAAAGCAGGCCAGGCAGTGGGCCGGATCCTTCGACCAGACGCCAGACGATGTCCTGCAGGCCATACAGGACTGGCCGCCGCCGGAGGCGCTGCCGCGTGAGCGCGGCTCGGGGGCCTATTTTTCGCCATCCAGCGGCGGGATCATGATGGGCAAGGGCAATAAGCCGGGCACACCGGATGGCCGGCGGACATGGCGGCATGAGTATGGCCATTACCTTGACTGGCGGAACAAGGCCAAGACGGGCGGCGGGGTCTATGCCAGCGACAGCACTGAGGGTCTGCGGGCGCTGCGCAGCGACAACGCGGCCTGGCGGTCACGCCAGCGCGACGCCTGGCGGGCCATGGTGGACAGTGCCCCTGCGTTAAAGGAAAAATTCAAGGGCCGGCGGTTCTCGAAACGCGCCTATATGGAGGCGAGAATGGCATTGTTGCAGGATCGCATCGATGCCAAGGGGATCACGTCGCTGCCTGATGCCGAGAAACATTTTGCCGGGTCTGACAGTCTTTTTGCGCAGGCGTGGCGGCATGCGACCGACGAGCAGAAGGCGACGATCAGCTACCGCATGAATATGCTTCTGGCCGAGGAGTTCGATGATCTGGCCTTCCTGGCAGGCAACCCACCGGCGGGACACGAGTCCTATATCAATATGGCGGACCTGGCCGGCGCCATCACCAAGAACCGTATCGGGTGGGGGCACAGCGTGGGATATTATGGGAGCTTCAAGCATCGACAGGCAGCCGAGGCCTTCGCCAATGCCTTCGACCTGATGACTTATGGAGAGAATACGTTTGAGGCGGATCTGCTGGAGGCCTTTGCACCGGAGTTTTCAACATTCACCAAGGAGACGCTGCTATGATTGGAGATGCACTGGTTTTTGAATATGAGCAGGCCGTGGGGCCTGTGGCGTTTACCCTGGCGCGGGTGAAACCAGAGCGGATGCCGCACGTCGAGCAGTTGATGCGTGATGCCATCGATGGCAAGCGCGGGCCTGTGACTGACAGGGATCTGGGCCTGGATATCCCAGAGGATGTCGAGTCTTGAATGCGCCGTCCCAGCGCGAGGAACTGAGCGGCCCCCGGCGGCAAGTTCGGTGCATGAACTGCCGGGCCATGATCTTCGATGGCGTGGTGGTGAAATCGCGCGTGGTGCGGGTGGCGCCTGCCGGGTCCTGCGAGGCCAAGTGCGCGCAGTGCAAGGACTGGGTGCGGGTGCCGCTGCGGTATTGCCCTTGATATTTGGCCGTTTCTGGCCGAAACTAGACATGACGGCGTAACGCCAATAGCGAAAAGCCGGGTTCTCCATGCGGGGGACCCGGCTTTTTTTGTGCCTGGAGGTTGAGGATGTGAACGGGATTGGCAGGGTCATTCGGTGCGAGGCAGGTAACCCGGAGGGGTCGATCCTGTTTCTGAGCGATCGGATTTCGTTGGCGGAGGGTCAGACGCGCTCGGTGGAGACGCTGACGCGGGTGGTGACGTTCGATGATCCCTTCTACGGCACGGTGCGGATCTCGCACGACATGCTGGCCGAGATGGTCAGCAATTTCGACAAGCGCACATACGGGCAGGATATAGCGGTGGATGTCGCACATATCAGCTCGAATGGCGCCGGGGGATTCATCCGCAGGCTGTTCCTGGACGGGGGCAAGCTGAGGGGCGAGATCGAGTGGACGCCTTTCGGCATAGAGGCGGTGACGCAGCGCGGGTTCCGTTATTTCAGCGCGGAATACCAAGAAAACTACAAGGATCCGGAGACCGGCGCCAAGCATGGCGCTTTGCTTATGGGTGCGGGTTTGACCACCCGGCCAAGGGTGAAAAATCTCGATCCTGTGGATCCTGAGAAGCTGAAATTATCATTCGACGACGACGAGCGTGGATGCGCTGTCAGTTCACGGGTAAAGAAACTACTGACAGAGGAGATCACCTCGATGTGGGAAAAACTCATCAAGCAGCTGGCCGAGAAACTGGGCGGCATGAAACTGGCCGAGGCCATTATCACTGAACTGAAGGGCAAGTTTGCCCTGGCCCTGGAGGGCGTGACCGAGGAGGCGCAGGCCAATGCGTTGCTGGCAGGATTCGTTTCCGCCGGTGAGCAGGTGGCCAGGCAGCTGGCCGAGGTCGGCAGGGATCAGACCGTCAAGGTGGATCTCCATATGCCGGACATGGGCGGCGGCAAGTCGCTGTCAGAGGACGATGTGAAGCGCCTGATGGCAGAGCAACTGGCCGCGCAGCAGGCGCAAGCCGACCAGGCCGTGGCCGATCGCGAGGCGGCTGTGAAACGCTTCACCGAGGCGGTGTCAGGCGCGGAGGGTCTGAAGATCCTGGGCGAGGAGGACATGCAGGTGCTGCTGGCGGCGGCGGACCTGATCACCTCGGACATGAGCGATGAACAGATAACGGCGCTGGCAGAGCACCAGATCCGGATCGGCTCGCAGATGGCAGTGGTCAAGCAGCTGGCAGATCGCGGCTTTGCCGCTGGCGGCCCGGCCGGCCAGGTGCATGTGGACGTGGTGACCGCCGGCGATGCCAAGAAGCTGGAGGAGGCCGTGATCTCGCAGCTGAAGAAGTCCAGCAGCGCGATCAACGGGCAACTGCGGCTGTCAGAGACCCTGGAGCCGTTCGCGGAGCGGGTGCTGGCGCAGTTCGACGCCATGCACGCGCCGCAGATCCATGCCGAGGTCAAGGCGCTGGCTGGCGGTTCCACCGGCATCGGCGACACCAACTTGCCCGTGGGGTTCCAGCGCACCGTGATCCGCGAGGCGCTGTCCGATCTTCGGGTGCTGGAGCTGGTGCAGACGCTGACGGATTTCAGCGCCACGGCGACCACGCAGATCCCCTACGAGACCCGCGATACCACGGACGTGGCCAATGACGGCATCGTGTTCGAGGGCCAGCCCATCCATCGCGCCAGCGTGACGCAGGCCATGGACACTGCCTATATCCTGCCGATGAAGCTGGCCTTCATCATCTCGAACGAGGTGATGCATTTCAGCCGCGCCTCGGCGATCGACTGGGATGCGTTCGCTCGCAACGTCGAGAGCAACGCGCGGGTGATGCGCGAGCTGATCGTGCGCCGGATCTGCAATGAGCTGCAACGCTCGGCCGACGCCTATGGCGCGGTGGCGGTGAGCAACGAGGCGATCGATACTCAGCTCACGGGCTCGGTCAGCACGGTGAAAACCGCCAACTATCCCATCGTGAGGCCGCACCAGCAGCAGGACCTGCAGGGCAACAACGTGGGCGCGGCCGAGAACCCGATCACGGTGCGTCTGAATGGCGCCGCCATCGGTCAGTACGATGGCAGCGGCACGCAGAGCGCCGGCACCTATTATCGGGTGACCAATTACAACCTGGGGTATATCCAGTTTGTGAGCGAGGCCGGTGTGCCGGTGACGCCATCCAACTCGGCCGGCGCGGACGATGTGTCGTACAGCTATGCCACCAACGTGGCCAAGTTCGATCTGGATGTGCCATCAGGCGACACCCTGGAGCACCACCTGAACGGACTGCTGCAGGCGGTGGGCGCGCGCAAGGCGGTGATGCTGGCGGATCGCTTCGTGACGCCGGACTTCCAGCTGATGAGCCCGGTGCTGAACGACACCGCCACCAACGCGGAGAACTTTGTCGCCAGCCAGAAGCGTGACGGCGCGGACACCTCCGCGCAGGGCGATCTGACGGCCATCAAGGCGGTGCCGGCGTTTGCGACCAACGCGCCGGGGATCGACCTGGGCGATGAGCGGATCATCCTGGGCGGCCGCGGCACGCTGACCTACACGGTGGCCAAGCCCTTCGTGACCGGCCAGCCATTCGAGGCTGTGGATGCGACCACCGGCAAGCCGATCGGCAAGAAGCAGGCCTACGGCGAGGAGTACAGCGCGCTGAAGGTGCCGACGCCGATCCGGAACCGGCTGACCTCGGTGCTGGCCTACTCGTTCACCGGCCGCTGATCCGGCCCATAAGCCAATAGCCCGGCCTGCCTGAGAGCGGGCCGGGCCATGCGAGGTAAAGACGATGGCAAGAATCCCCTACACCAACACCACGGCCGTGACCCAGCACGTGGACGGCAAGACCATCCGCCCGGGCGAGACGCGGGACGTGGATGAATTTCAGATCCCGTCATACCAGGCGGCGCCGGCGGCCGAGGCGGAACCCGGCGATCCGGTACTGGATATCCTCGATCACAATGTGAAAGCGATCGTCGAGATGCTGCCGGGCCTGTCGGATGAGGACCTGGCTGAACTGATGCAGGCCGAGGAGAACGGCAAGACGCGCCAGACGCTGATGTCGGCATTCGAGGCCGAGGCGCTGGCGCGCGCCTCACAGAGGCAGGACGATGACCCGGGCGGATCTCTGCGGCCTGGCGGCGAAACGACAGACGCAGCAGCGTGATCTGGTCGCATCGGTGCGGCGGCTGTTGATGCGCCTGACCGATTGCGAGCTGCTGGCGGCGCGCGATGAGTGCCGCTGCTCGCGCCAGGTGGTGCGCATGATCGAGGACGAGATGGCCGAGCGGCTGGGAGGGATGGCATGAGCCTGGAACAGTGGTTGATAGCGCACATCCTGGCGCTGGTGCCGGTGGTAATCGGCCTGGCCTTTTCGTTCAGCGGCGTGCAGTTGATCAAGTCGGCCAGGCTGAGCCTGGGGCATGCGCCACTGGACAATTTCGCCCGCAGGCGCATGGCGTTCTACTTCGGGGCGCTCGGGGCCGGCATGGCCTGGGGTGAACTGTTCGAGTATTCCCGCACGGCGCTGTGGGTGGGGCTGGCCACCGGTTTTGTCTCCCCCATGGCCTGGGCGGTGATCATGGCCTGGCTGGAGACGCGCTTTCCATCGCTGTACCAGGCGCTGACGGTGGGCCAGGCGCAGCCGGCACCCGACGACAAGAAGATCGACATGACCTGGTGGGGGCGGCGCTGATGGCGGCGTTCTCGCGGCAATCCCGCGCCCGTCTGGCGAGTTGCCACCCGGATCTGGAACGCCTGTTCCTGGCCGTGGTCGCGCATTTTGATTGCAGCGTCCTGATCGGGCATCGGGACGAGGCGGCGCAGGAGGAGGCCTATCGCACCGGACACTCCACCAAGCGCTGGCCAGCGAGCCGCCACAATGCGGTGCCGTCTCTGGCGGCGGATGTGGCGCCCTATCCTATCGACTGGGCCGATCGCGAGCGCATGCATCTGTTTGCCGGCTATGTGATGGGCGTGGCGGCGCAGATGGGGGTCGGGATCCGCTGGGGCGGGGACTGGGACCGGGATACGCAGGTCAGGGACAACCGGTTTGACGACCTGGTGCATTTTGAGCTGGTGAATGAATGAATCCACTCACCCAGGTGATGTCCGGGGTGATGCTGGTGCTGGTGCTGGGCCTCGCGGGCAGCGGCTGGATGCTCAAGCGCCAGATTGCCGCCAATGCCGCGCTGGAGAGCCAGGCGGATGAGTGGGAGCAGTCCCTGGCCGAGATGGCACGGGATTATACAGATCAGGAGCAGCGCGCCCGGGATGCCGAGGCGCGCATGGTGGCCAGCCAGGCAGCGCAGCGGCGGATCCGCCGCCAGGCACAGGCCCTGCAGGGGCGGCTGGCGGCACTGGAACGGGAGAACAGCGATGTGGCGGCCTATATGGCTCTGGATATGCCTGACGATCTTTTTGAGCGGCTGCGGGCAGACCCGGGTGTTGACCCGGGTGACGACGGTCAAGCTGGCGCCGCCGGCCTACCTGCTGGCGCCGAGGGCGGTGCCGATGCTGGAGGGCAGGCAGACGCGGGATCTGGTGCGGTGGGCAACGCAGGCCGCTGAGGGCATGCGGGCCTGCGAGCAGGACAAGCGGGATCTGCGGGATTGGGTGAAGCATGAGGACTGAAGCGGTGCAACATCATTACGACTGGATGCAGTGGATCCCGTTTGTGCTGTCCGCGGGTGAAAATGGGCCGAAGCTGTCACTGACGCGGATCATCGAATCGATCGTGATCGCGGTGGTGTGTGGCGGCGTGGCTGTCTACGCGGCGCAGCAGGTGATCGAGTCGCGCCTGGACGGGATCGAAAAGCAGCAGTCCATGCTGCGCTCGGATATCCACGAGTTGCGGCGGGATCTGTATATCCCGCACAACCGGGCGGTGCGCTGATGGCAGGCACCATGGCGCGCCAGGATCTGCGGGACGATCTGCGGGACAGCCTGCAGGATGCGGCCAGCGTGTTCCGGCCGGACGGGGACCCGGTGTTCGACCGGTTCCTGGACCTGGCGGCGCTGGACTTCCACCGCATCCGGCCACGCCGGATCGAGGGCGCGCTGACGCTGGTGGCGGATCAGCACGATTACACGGCGCCCGCTGACCTGGTGGTTCCGCTGATGCATTTCTGGGGCGTAAGCGAGCGGCGGCAGCGCAAACCCTGGAACGCGGATTATCCGGATACGCTGCCCAGCATGACGATGGTGGAGGACGCCAGCGGCAACAAGCTGCTGCGGCTGGACCCGGCGCCGACGGCGACGCAGATAGCGGATCTGGGCGCGAGTATGACCTATTTGTATCGCGCCGGGCATGTGGTGGGGGATGCGGCGGCGCAGACCAGCGTGTCGCCTGGTGATCGCGGGCTGTTGCTGCTGCGTGCCCAGGCCGAGGCCTGCAAGGAACTGGCGATGCGCAACAGCGCCAAGCCGGTATCGATGCGCGACGGCCTGAACCAGACGCCACGCAACGCAACGCCGGCGGCGCTGTACGAGGCGCTGATGCGGGAATTCAGGGCGGCGGCATGACTCACCAGGCGGCCATACCATGCCCGATCTGAGCAGCTGCGCGGACGTGGTCCGCCTGACGGCGCTGATGGCCTCGATGCGAGACACCGGCGCGCCGGACGTGGTGGTCCAGTTCCCGCGCGCCGGCCTGGCCACGCACCTGTGGCTGAT